CCTACTGTTTCTTATTGCCCTACAGCAACCCAGTTGATTGTCTTAGTGCCACCACCGCCACCGCTTACTGAGTAAACGAAGCCAGTAGAGCTAACAGAGACAATATCAGCGCCGCTACCACTTGTTGCCCCAACTGTAGCTAGGCCAACATAAGGAACATCAGTGCCACCGATACCCCCATAGAAGGGTGTGTCAAATGTGACAGTTGTATTGCCACCAGTTGTGCTTGAAGTTCCACGCTTGGTTACATCAACTTTGTCTGCTGTTAAGCTTAGACCTGAGATTTCAATAGTGTAAGTAGTTGAAGCTACAACACCAACTAGCCTGAACTCAAAGGCTCTATGCCGATAGTTACCAACAGTGAAGGTTTCCCAATCAGACCACGTAGGTGTTCCAGCAGGGTCATCATCAGTAGTCCTGACCTCAAAGGTGACTGAAGCATCAACGATAGGACCAGCGAAGCGAGTGACAGAAGCCACAGGGTCATAGTCAGCGACAACACTTGTACCATCAGTAATCAAAGCTGTTAAGCTAGGGACAAGCCTGATGTTCTCAACGCTACCCAAGTCGATACTGTTGTTGAACAGATATGTCATAGACAAGACGCCAGCATCTAACTCTAGGTTACTACCAACAACTGTACAGTTAGTCTTAGTCCCTGCGAATGTAGGGTCTTCTGTAATAGTTGTGATAGCATTGTAGTCAGGGCCAACAAAGGAGTTGAGCAACTGTGCAGCATTAGCACAAGCATTGCCAGAGCTATCAATGTGCTTAATCAGGTAGTAACCTGGGGCAATTGGTAGCGTAGCAGTTGTAGTAGAGCCACTGATGTTGTTTACGATAGTCTGCGCAATCTCCCACTTAGGGGTGACAACATCGTTACGGACGTACCTGATCTCAGTAGTACCACCAGAGACAACATCAAGGTCTGTAGGTGTGTTCCAAGTAAACAGGATGCCACTATCAGTAACCTTACTAACGAAGCCTGTAGGGTCCGCTGGGATAGCTGAGAGACCTAAGATAGTCTTAGTGCCAACCAAAGCTGTGCCTTCGTAGTCGAACCAACTAATAGGAGTAATCCTAAAGTGGTAAGCACCAGACCTAACGTCATCAAAGTTGTAGGTTGTCCCTACAGTGTACCCCAAGAGCTTATAGGTAGAGCCATCAGCATCTCTGTAGTATTCAACCTTATAATCTTTAGGTTCAACACCACCAGAAGGTTCAGCCCAAGTTATAGTAGCCCTAGCTTTAACACCAGAAGCCTTGTTGGTCTGATAGAGTGTCTCAGCTACACTGAAGGATGTGATAACCCCAGGGTTACGGACAACTGCATTAGTTACAGCTACACCTGTGGACAAGCGCCCTAGTGGTGTCTGTGCCTTAACAGTGAACGTAACGCTTTGACCATTGGCCCACTCAGGACGTGGGTGGATCAAGAAGTTCTCACCAGTAGTCTCACCAAGTATCTTTAGGACACCACCAACAGTGTAGTAGACAACACACTTAAAGGAACCATCAGTTGGTGCAGTCCAAGTAAGTTCTGCAATAGCTGTGTGGTCCTCATCAGGTGTCCCTGCTGTGTACGTTAGCCCAGTTACAGGCTCAACCTTAAAGTCATAGGTTGGACGTACAGAGTAGGCTATATCATCGTTAACATTCCAAGCAAGCGTAGTGTAATCAAAGTAAGTACACGTTAGCTTAACTGTGAAGTCAGAGTTAACCTCAATAGCTTGGACCCTATAGACCTCATCAGAGATATTACAGGTAGTAGATGTGATGTTAATGAAATCCCCAGGCTCAATGCTCAGACCCCTCTTGGTTACAGTAAGATCAATAGTCTTTACAGACCTAGCTTCACGGACGAACTGTTCAGCCGCTGCTAGTGCATGATAAGGGTCTGTGATACCAGAGATATCAAAGCTACCCCTGAAGGGCTGGTTGTTGTCCTCAGTCAGATAAGTGTTGTAAGCTGTAGAACCAGTCTTAGGCCAAGTTACACTGTCTGTCTTAAAGTCCTCATGCTCATTAGAGAAGGCTATGGTCACTTGGTTGTAACGCTCAGAAGCGCTGGGCCACTGGATGTTAACATCCTTACGGACAATGTCATCATCAGTAAAGTAGTGGTCAGCATCAACTAAAGCGTCTTGTTCTACAGTAGATGTAGGGTACTCAACTAGGAGCTTGTACTTACCCTCAGAACTCCAAGTAAGCTCAGAGAGAGACATAGTGCTCATAATAGCTTCAATGTTATCCCTTACGCTACTCGTAGTGCTAAAAGTAATGTTACACTCATAGAGCGGGATGTTGCGGGTTGTTGCCCCACCATTGACTACACCAGACACTGCACGTCCTGTGGATACTGTAGTGCCACAGACTACAGCAGCGTCATAGAACGACTGTAGGTCAACCTCTGAGGTAGACAAGCCACGCCCAAAGTCTGCATTAAGCAAGTAGTCTAGTAAGCACAGTGCAGGGTTGTTAGAGTAGGTGTAGGTTGACGCTAGGCTATAGACACCAGCACTAAGCTCAACTGCACGAACCCTGCGGCCCTTGACAAGAAAGCCCATCTGTGGTGCGCCATTGTACTGTGGGTCATCACGGTCTAGCTTAAAGGTTGAAGATGCGTAGGCTGCACCAGTGAACCTGTTGGTTGATGGGATGCCGTTAGCTGTAGCAATAGGGTCAGCAGTGCCACCATCACGGTAGGTTCTAATCAGGTGGTTAAACCTTTGCTCACTATCATTATAGTCTAGGTTGTTTACCTTAATACCCGCAACACTCTCAATCCCACTTTGGCAAAGCGCATGTTGAACATGAAGGAACTCATTCTTGGTCCCAGAGGCTGTAGTGTTAGTAAACCCTTGGTTGAAGTTATTAGTTCCAGTTATTGAGGAGCTTGTGTAAGTGCTAGTGATGTGATGCTTTACAGCAATGCCACCAAGTAGGTTCTTACCATAGACCACAGGAAGTGCTACAGCTTCACCTGACGTAGTGAATGTAAAGCCCTTACGAGCTTCTTCAGCAGCAGCTTGTTGCTGTTGCATCTGCTGTTGCTTCTTCTTAAGTTGCTTTTGCTTATTGTTTTGGTAAGCTACTGAAGCTACAAAAATAATTACCCTAAGTATTGTAACCGGATCAGCCATTAGACCTTACCCCACTTTATTGTTATCTCACTACCATCATAAACCTCATCAAATGATGTGTCTGTAGCGCTCTTTTGATCCATGCCATCCTTGGATGTGATGAACACTCGCACTAGGTCTAAGTCAGACATAGGTGAGGTACCCTCTAAGACTGCAAGCTTAGTCTCAAAGTCATTAGTGATTGACGGTTTGTCAACAGTCCCTTTGTAGACCTTCAGAACATCGCTTGTAGAAAGTAACAGGTCACCGTTAGCATCACGTAGAGCAACAAAGACCTCAATAGGTTTACCAACGACATTAAGCTTAAACTCTGGCATCATCTCGTCAAATAGCTCAGAGATAATAACCTTATAGCTCTCACGGTCAACGACTGTAGAGAACTTAGGGCTATCGAAAGAGTAGAGGCCACTGTTAGCTAAGTAGGTGTTGCCATCGTAGACAATGTCATAACCATTGGATGTCAGATAGTAGTCAGAGTTGAATTTTAACTTGATTAGGAAAGCGTACTCAATAAGGTCACTATCCAAGACTGTCTGCACAGCCGTTGAGAACTGTCGCATTAAATCAAAGCCTCCACTAGGTTAACAGTGCCAGTGCTAGACAAGATACCATCAGTGAACGTAAGGCCACGGAGGTTACTAACGTCACGGTAGTAGCGAAGGGATACAGAAGCCCCTGTGTTCATAGTGTGTGCTGTAGTAACAGCGCTACGGAGCGAAGGGTAGATGGAGACTGGCACAGTACCAGCAGCAACATCAGCAGTGACTAAGTAGACCTTGTCATGGTTGCTGAACTTGATGAATGAACCTTTGCTAATGACACCATCAGAAACAACTGTGACTGAGGGTGCACCACCAGAAGCTGCAACACTAATCACTAAGCTTACACCAGCAGTGTTCAAACGAGCAACTGATGGAAGCTGTGGCATAACCATAGTCTCAGCAGAAGTGATGCTGTCGATTACACCAACTAGCATATCAGCTTCTGTAGCATCTGAGGTAGCTGTGGTGAAAGCAACCTCCCAGCGCTGGGCACCTTGTGTAGCCCGCTGCTTACTAAGGCTAACAGTGTCAACGTCATAGACAGGCTCATTAGAAGTAATCGAAAGTGGGGCTAAGATTTTAGCGCCTTTGAAATAATATGCCATTTAGTTAATCCTTTATGGGTCTTGCTATTGTGTCAATGTTTAACTCTAGGAACATGATTTGCTTAGAGCGAACCACACCCTTGTTATCTTCAGATGTGCTTATCCAACCTTTTGGACCAGCTATCATTGAGCCACCAGAAAAGGCTACGTCACCTATTAGCGGTCTTTTGTTCTTAATGATCTCATAGCCACAATGTTCTAAGTAGCTCTCAACAGTGAACCCATGACGCTTTAGCTTGACCACGAAGTCCCTTACGCCACTCCACTGGAAGTCTAGCTCAGCCTTAGAGCTTGAGCCTCGTAAGGCCTTATCATAGGCCATCAGTAGGGATGCACAGCAATTGACACCATAGGTAAACCCTGTGCAAGCCTCAGTCCTATCGTTTATCGTTTGTGTAGCAATGTTGATTGCTTCTATCAGTTCTTCTTGTGTGTAGTGCATAGAACCCCCTGAGAGCCACTGAGAGGCACCTTAGAGGGCCATCTAGTTAAAAGGTGACCCACCATAGCCTAAGAAGCTACAGTGGGCCTTAGAGTGGCTTATCGACGCCCGTTCTCTTTGTTGAGCATGTTAGTACCTGCTGCAATCTCTGGCATCATCTTAACGATCTCAGAGCGTGTCAGTCTAGATACGTCACCAG